CGATCCAACGACCGGCACATTCGATTTCGATATCGGGACCAGCGACGTCGCCACCGGCAACGATCTTGAAACTGCCGTCGCGGTGAGCCTGTTCACCGACGCCCGCGCGCCGGACGATTATACGCCCACCGACGGCACCACAGATCGCCGCGGATGCTGGATTGATACCTATTCACCGACGCCGTGGGGCTCGCTTCTCTGGCAGCTCGATCGGGCGGAAATCTCAAATCCTACGGCCACACTACGCCGCGCCGAGAAAACCGCCCTAACCGCGCTGCAATGGCTCATTGACGATGGTGTTGCTGCGACCATTACCGCCGCCGCTACCTGGCTCGGGCAGGGCTTTTTGCAGCTCGTTATCACGATTACCCAGCCGGTCGGCGGCCCTCAGACATTCACATGGGCATGGAACACGGTGAGCAATTAAATGCCATATCCAACCCCAACGCTGAAATCTCTACAGCAACAGGCTGTCAACGATATTCAATCCGCGCAAATCACAAACGGCACCGGCACAATAACAGGGCTGCTGCAAAAGGCGGTACTTCGCGTGCTTGCCATTGTAGTGGCCGGCTTCACCTATCTGCTTTTCGACTTCCTGCGCTACATTGCGCTGCAGGCTACGCCATGGGGGGCGACGGGCGAAAACGCTGCCGCATGGGGCGCTCTTGTCGGCGTGATCCAAAAAGATGCCACAGCGGCGACAGGCACATGGACGTCTGGCACAGGCTCGACGAACGGCACGCCCGTGCCGCTTGGCACACCGATAAATCGGCAGGACGGCACCGCCTTTGTAAGCACCTCGATTGTCACCGTGTCTGGGGGCGTTGCAGTGGTGCCGGTGCAGGCTGTAGTTCCTGGAGCAGCTGGCACCATCAACGTTGGTGACCTCGGTTCGCTCGCTAATCCAATCAGCGGCGTCAGTGGGCAGGGCACTTTCACCGCATCGGGTGTCGCCGGCGCGGATCAGGAAACATTCGACGCATTCAAGGCGCGCTACCTGCAGGAATACGCGGCCCCACCACAAGGCGGTGCGTTTTCGGACTATATCGAGTGGGCAGAGGAATTCTCGACCGTCACACGCGCGTGGTGCTTGCCGAACTACAATATCGTCACGGCCGCTACGAGCGTCGGGGTCGTCAGTGTCCTGTTTATGGAAGATAGCTCCGAAGCGGCATTCGGTGGGTTTCCGCAGGGCACCAACGGATGTTCGGCGAGTGAAACGCGAACGACAGGCGGGTCTGGCACCTATCCGCTTGCGACTGGCGACCAGCTCGCCGTCGCCAATTATATTTTCCCGCTGGCGCCAGTGACAGCTCTGGTGCTTGCCGCGGCGCCGGCCTCGAATGCCGTTAATTTTGCAATTACTGGATTGCTCGGATCAATTCCGACGGCCACCCGCACCTTGATTAACGCCGCGCTGGCGCAGATGTTTCTGTCGGTTGGAACGCCAGGCGGCGCCACGCGCCCGGATGGCGGAACTGGCGGCGATATTTACCCGTCCGACTGGGAAGTAGCGATTTCTGAGGTGCCCGATATGCCGCCATTTCAGGTGACATCGCCCACCACGACGGTTACCAGTTCAGTTGGCGCGCTTCCGGTGCTCGGCACGGTTGTTTATACGCCGTGATACCGCAATGGACGACTTTCGATTTCTACTCGGCGTTCCAGCGTTTGATGCCGCGCGGCCGCGCGTGGCGAAAAGACGCCGGCGCCGTCATTTCGCAGGTCTTGCTGGCGCTCATGCCGTCATTCTGGCGCCTGGTGCAAGCTGCTACCTATTTATTGGTTGACGCGTTCCCGGCGACAACAATCGATCTCATTCCAGAGTGGGAGCTTTCTCTTGGCCTGCCTGATTTCTGCACGCCGCTAAGCCCAAAAATCCACCAGCAGCAAGAGGCGATCGTTCAAAAACTGACGCGCGCTGGTGGCCAGAGTAAAGCCTATTTTATCGGTGTCGCGGCGTCTCTGGGATACACTATAACCATTGTCGAGAGCGCGCCGGCAACCAGAATATGGACCGTGCACGCCACGCCCACCGGTCCGACATCGCTTTTCCTGGCTGGTCAATCGCGCGCCGGCGATTTGCTTCAACAGAACGGATCAAATACGCAGCTCGAATGCGTGTTCAATCTAATAAAGCCGGCCGACACCAGCCTTATCTTCTCCTTCCCGTAGGAAACACCATGCGAATTTTGCGAATTTTGGTCGCGGCGTTGCTGCTGGCCACGCTGCCGATTGCCCAGGCACCCGCGCAAAAGGCGATGATTTTTGGCACGGACGCGACCAGCACGCCCGATGCGGTGACGCTGCCGAGCGTCGAGGCGTGGTTCACGCAGAACTTTGGTGGCACCGGAAATGGAACGCAGGTTCCGTCCTATTGGGTAAACAAGGTCGGCGGTGAATTTTCTGCGCTGATCCAGACAGCGTGTAGCGAAACGCTGAACATGTCGGTCTACAATCAAACCGAGCTCTGCTTCGCGTCGTTGTTCAATTCGGTGAAAACAATCGCGCCGGCAGAGTTTGCAAGCACGGTCGGCGTTAGCATCGGTCCTGGTTTTTCAAATGGCTTGGTCACGACATTCACGACGCCGGCTGCGGGCTTTGTGGTAGCTCACGCCTGGATAAATACGTCAGCGGTGTTTCCGGCCGGCGGCTCGGTAGAACTTGCATTGACGACAAATGTCAGCGGCGCGAGCGGAACGGACACAACGACGGTGTCACAATATCACGAAATCACATTCCCGGTTACCTCCGGTGAATCGGTTACGGTCAATTTGTCTGTCACCGCATCCTCCGGCACGTGGTCTGCGGTGCCGTGCACATATCGCATGTCCTACGAATTTTTGCCGAACGGCTTGTAAATGACCGCAATCCCATCACCCTACACGGTCGCGCTACCGGCGAACCCGCTTACGCCGATCAATCTGCACCTGGCCTTTGGATCAGTGGCGCCGACCGACGTAACGACGCTGAAAATCAGCGCAACCTTGTTGCTTGCTGCGATTGGCCGGACGATAGTCGGGACGCCGGCGGTAACTTGTTCTGGCCTGACAATTGCCAATATTGCGCAAAATGCGACTGTCACATCGTTTCAGGTCGCCGGCGGCACAGATATGTCCGCCTACCCGATTACCTGGGTTGCAACGCTTGATGACGAATCCACGCTTACACGCGTGATTTGGCTGCCGGTGGCGTCGCAATCTTGGTTCTGGGCAGGTCTCGACGTGATCGCAAAGGGCGACCCGGGCGAGCAAGGGCCCGCCGGCGTTGCGGTATTCAGTCCGGCCACCAGCCTATACTATTTCGATGGAGTGACCCCGGCGCCCGACACCTCGGGTGCTACGACATGCAACGCCTCATGGGCCGCGCTAGTAGCTTTGGCGCCTTCCACGGGCCCGGTGACGGTCTACTTAAACCCGAACGCAAGATACAATTTCACGGGCGGCCCGATCACGATACCGGCCGGGTGGAACATTGTCTGCAACGGTAGCCCGCTGTTTGATAATCTTGACCCCACGACATGCCCTGGCATTATCGTCGCGCCCGGAACAATGTTGCACAGCAACCCGCTGCAAACCACGGGTGCACTGAGCGCAACGGGCGCGAACCATATTAAGGGCGTCACCGTCATCAGCCAGTTTGCGGCCACTACGCCGCTGCCCACAACCATTGTCGGCATCGAGGCCTACTTCGCCGGCATCATCGCCAGCGGCACTGGTTTTCAAACCATGCAAGGCGGTGCCGACGTATTCTTCGAAGATTGCTGCGCGATCGGCTTCAATTTCGGATTTGTCTCGGACAGCAATACAGGCGTCAACGGCGGCCCAGGGTCCTCGGCCCGGCCGAAATGGCTACGGTGCCGTGCTAGCAACGGAATTAACGGCTTCTACTGGGCGAATTCCAACGACGCCGGGTGGATGTCAAAGTGCGATGCACACGATCTAGCCAGCTATGGAGGATCCGGCGTCAAGGCGAACACGTTCCTTGCGTTTGGTGCACCGATCACAGATGGCTTTGGTGGCACGCTGTTGCCGATAACAGCCTATAATGGCGTTTCGGCGTCGCCTTGGAGCAATTTGACGTCGACGGTGGGCACGCCGATCAGCGGCGGCACGGTATCGCTCTGCCTGCAATACAGCAGCGCTGATCCCACCAATCCCATCAACACCCCGACATCGACCAGCCCGCTTCCAATCGGCTCGGCCTCCATTCGGAATTACTTCACGCCTCCCTACCCAGGCGCCACAGCGCTCAATCTGGGCGCAACAAATCGCATTCTTGGCGTCTGGTGCCCTTATGGCGGCGGCTGGGCGGTGCAGGTTCCTGGCGTTTTGCCCACGTCCTTCTACACCATTGCAATGGGGGTGGATGGAGCTCTCGATCTGACGGCAACCGCTCAGGCGCCGAACTGCGCTACGCTTGCGCGGGTCGCGATCAAGGAAGGTTGCGGGCTCTCGATATGTTTCCAGGGTGAAAGTCAGGTCGAGCAGTTCACGGGGTTCGCAAAGGAGCATTTGATCTATCTGAATTCATCCAGCGTAAGGCTGGCGATGATTTCAGGTGATAGCGGCGGCGCCGCCAACGATGCCAATGAATGCTTCTTGTTCCTGGATGCCAACGCGAACGCTGTTACGCTTTCACATTCTGCGGTGCTTAATTACCAAACGGCGATTTACAATACCGCCGGTCAAGGCTTTCCTTTTATCGTCTCGGGCTGCAAGGGCGCGGGCGGCATGGCGCTGATGCAGTCGCCCGGGCAGCCAAGCGGCGGATGCCCTATCGTGTTTTCTGGTTGCGGATTGAATTGGCATGGCCCCATTGGTCTCGGGGCCAACTCGGGCGCCGTATCGTTTTCGGGCGTGGTGTTCCCCACAACTGGGGCTGATGGCGGCACGCTGACCATCAATGCCCAGGCCGGCAACGCGATATTTTTTGATACCTCCTGCCAAAACCTCGCGCAGGTAGCAATCAACAGCAACAGTGGCGGCACCGTTACTACATCGACCGCCGCTCAGGCGCTACAAAATCAAATCCAGGCACAGGTTGTCGCGGGCCTGCCAACGTCCGATCCGGTATTTTCTGGGATACTTTGGAACAATGCTGGCGTGCTATGTATTTCTGGGAATTTTCCATGATGCGCGCTTATCTGCTTATAGCCCTTCTTTTTAGCGCGGCAGCGTCCGCTGGTGCGGCATCAACGCCGCCCAAGCCAGGGCTTAATGCATCGAATATGACGGTATCTCCGTTGTATAGCGCGACGACGCGCACCGTCTCCGGCTGGGCCGCCGACCGCATCAACATCAAGGACAGCTTCAATGGCGTCGCTGGCGCCAAAGGCGATGTGCTCGGCTGGGCCGACGGCACGATGTCGATTGGCGGCACCACGCTCTACAGCCCGAGCGCCACCTTTTCACCCAATGACTGCGCCAGCCCGAATCCCGGCTGCACGGGTGCCTACGCCAAGCAGATTAGCAACACGGGCAGCGGCGCGAGCGGCGTGACGCAAAGCGGCACGATCGTTGGGTTTACCGATGCGCACCACGTCACCACGTCATTCACGGCGCTGCAGGCGACGCCTTTTTCCGGCTTTTTCACAGCCTCGATCACGACGCCGCAAAGCGGCGCCGGCAGTTACGCGCCGGGCGATACCGTAACGCTCGTAGGCGGCTCGCCCGTGGTGGCCGCGACGTTCCAGGTGATGGATACCAAGGTCGTATCGGCGACGATCGCCAATGCTGGCAGCAGCGGCACGAATGGCGCGTGCGTGCTCACCGGCACAACTGGTACGCTCCGCCAGGGTGTTGGCGCGGTGCTGTTTTCGATCAACGCCACGATTTCCGGCGGTGCGATTTCGGCCCTTGGCTCTTTCGTGGCGGCCGGCGATTATACCACCAATCCGACCACGCTGTCCGCGGAGCCCGTCACATCGAATTGCGGGCTGACGGGCGCCACGCTGACCGTCTACATGGGTGCGCTGGTTGCCAACGCCCGGAACATGGGCAATTATCCCACGCCGCCCACCGGCACGCTGGCCACCACCACCACGGGCAGCGGCACGGGGTTGACACTGACGCCGGTGGCCGGTGGCACCACGATCATGGGCGGCCAGTTTCTCTATGGCACCGACGACAGCGCCGCGGTCAATTCGGCCATTGGCGTTGTCAACGCACTGCACACGCTCGGCAACCAGGTCGGCATATACGCGCCGGCCGGGAATTATTTAATCAAGAACAATACGATTACCACGTTCCTGTCCAACGGCGGCGTGCAAGGGGATGGCGCGCAAAAGAGTATTTTCACGGTGGACCCGGCCTATGTGGGCGACGTGTTTTCTTGGTCTGGGGGCTGGCTAGGGCCGGTCTCCGCGGTGTTCCCGTATAATGGCACCACCATCACGCCATCGATCCAGAATGCCGGGCCGTTCGCGACCAACATCGGCATTATTGGCGACCGCACCGCGCCGACGCAGCAGAATGCGCTTATGCTGTATGACGAAAACGACCTCGTTAAGTTCGACGGTCTCGATGTAAAATATATGAATGGCCGCGCGCTGTGCCTGGGCTGCGCCACGAAAAACGACACCAAGGCTTATACGCGCGAGAGCCAATTCAGCAACCTTCGGTTCTATGACGACGGCGGCCCTGGCGTGCCCACTATGGAGGTGGCGTGCCTCACGGTCGGCGTTGCGGATGACAACAGCTTTTACAAAATCGATATTTTCGCATCGTATTCCGATGGGCTTGTGATCCGCGCCGGAACCGGCTGCGTCGTTGGCGGCGGCAACACCAATTTCTATAGCGTGCGCGTTGAAGGGCTGGCATGGAACCCTGCTGGAGTCCTGGGTGATCTGCTTCGCGTGGGCGACGCAAACTCGGCCTGGGGCGGCCTGGTGTCGCAAATGAACTTCAGTGGGGTGGATCTGATCGATCCGCAGCAGGGCTACGTTGCCCTGCGGGTGGCGGCCCCGACCGGTGGCCCGCAGCCCTACTCGATCCAATTCAACGGGATGCTGTTCGGCGGTGGCGTGCCCTACGGCGGTGGCATCGAAGTGGATGCCGGGCGCAGCTTGTATTTTCAGTTCGATCAGATGGCCAGCTATGGCACCAATGTGACCGTTGCATCTTCGTCAACGGTTTCCTCGCCGATCACGATCAACGGCGAAGGCCTCGAGCACGGCTATTCTTACAACGTCGATCCTACGTCCTACGGATCAATAATCGATAGCGGCGGCGCGACTGGCCTGCCGTCAGCCCTTGGGACATCGCTGGCAAATGCACGCTGGGGCGGCGCGATGAAGGCACTGAGCACCGGTATCGATAATGCCGGCCTCGGCTATTTGGCTTGTAATTCGATCAGCACGGCCACCACGGATACCTGCCTTGGTGCATACGCCGGTTACCAGGCGACGGGCAGCGGAAGCGCCTTTGTCGGCGCGCTGGCCGGCCGCTATGTTTCGACGGGCGCGAACGAAACCGCGCTCGGTAATTCAGCCTTGGCTGGCGCTAGCGGGAGCCCCACCACGGGCAGTAATGACACGGCTATCGGCTCCCAGGCTTTGGCCGCGGCCCAGGGTGCCGCCGGCAATGACACCGCGCTCGGCCGCGGTGCTGGGCTGATCTGCACCACATGCACCAATAATCTCTTTCTGGGCGCATTCGTTGGAAGCTCCACGCTGGCTACCGGCACTGGGAATATCCTGATCGGCACCAGTGCATCCGTCGATACCCCAACGGCGGCATCCAATTACGAATTGGATATCGCAAATCTGGTCTATCACAACCTGGCCACCACGGCCGCCCCGTCGAGTTTCTCAGGCTGCGGCACTGGGGCGAGTGTTGATGCGCACGCCAATAATATCTCCGGCACGCTGACCATGGGCACCGGAACGGTTACGAGCTGCGTGCTGACACTCGCGGGGTCGGGCTTCACCACGTGGGATCATGTCCGGGTTGTGCCGCATGGAACTTATGCCGGCTTTGCCTACAGCTATTCCCTCACCGGAATAACTATCACCGGCACATCGCTGGCCGGCGACGTGTTCGAATATGAAACTGATGGATACTAAAACCTCATACCCAGGAGATTGTATGCGCAACATAATTAAGGCCGGCTTGCTGGCCGCTGTGCTCGGCCTGGCGCCGAGCTATGCTGGCGCCGCGCTGCCGCAATATCAGATAAATCTCGGGACGCTGGCTGGCGGCTATTACACGAACACCAACGGCTATCAGTTTTCGCTCGGCATGGGCCAAATGGCGTCGGGCGTGTTTACGTTCCTACAGACGGATGCTAGCGGCTATTTATATGTCGATTGCTCAAGCTGTTCCGGCGGCAGTGGTAGCAACGCTGCGGCTGGCGCGATCGGAGGCGCTGTGCCGGCGTCCGCGAGCTACACTGCTTATAATAGCGGCGGCAACCTAGTTGGCGTGAGTTCGGCCAATAAATTCCCGGTCACCGATGCGACGCTTGACGCGATCATCAGCGGTGGAGCTCTGCCGGTCAGCATGGCCACAAACACGCCTACGCTGGCGGCTGGCGTTAACAATGTAGGTTTCGTAGGTGGCGCCCAAGGCGCGGCTATTGGCACCACCTACGGCCCCATGGAGCAGGCTGAAGCCCTGAGCGCCGCGCCGTCCTATACGACCGCGACAATCAATCCGTTAACCATGACGCTCGGCGGCGGCGTCCGAACGGCCGATGTAAATCTCGGGCTGGCCCAGGGCAGCACGACCTCGGGCCAGCTTGGCCCCATAGTCCAAGCCGCGGTTATTACGGCCAATCCGACCTATACGACCGGCCAAACATCACCGCTCGATATGGATACGGCCGGCAATTTACGTGTTGGCCTTTATAAGACCGGGACCAACGCCACCCCAGTTGGTAACTTTACGACCGCGGGCTCAGCCGTAAATGCTGGCCTTAACGTCAGCGGGCTATATGTGACCACTCCGCTGGCGCTCACGACTGGGCAGCAAGCCGCGTTGATGACAGATACGACATCGGCGCTTTACGCGAACACCGAGGGCCAGCGCACCAGCTATCGCTGCACGGCGATCATCGTGCCGGCCGCCACGCCGACCGATGTGTTCGGCATCATTGGCTCAGCGACCAAAACAGTAAAAATCCACGCCATCTATCTGTCGACGTTCGCCACCACGGCCGGCGAAATGACGGTGCAGATCGCCAAGCGCAGCACGGCCGATGGCGCAGGCAACAGCACGCCAACCGCCATTCCGCTGGACAGCAACAACGCGGCCGGCACCGCCGTGTGCAAGAACTTCACCGCCAACCCCACCACTGGCACGCTGGTGGCCTATGTAGACACCGGCCTGCTGCCTTTCCCGACAGCCGCACTCGGCACGCCGACCCGCACGCTGTTCGATTACGGCACACGCACCACCGAGGCGTTGGTGCTGCGCGGCGTGGCGCAGGAAGTGGATATCAACCTGGCCGGCGGCACGCTGCCGGCAGGCGCTTCGTTGGCGGCCACGATCGAGTGGACCGAGGAATAAACGGCCAAGCGCCGCGCAAGTATTAAATTCCCATACGCCAGGAGCCGACCGAATGCCTGACGACTTCAAAAGCGACATCCCGGCCACGAATACCGGCTATCCAGCACCAGGTTCCGCATCGTGGACGAAAGTCCGCGATATCGCTCTCTACACCACGGCCGTCAGTGCGATCGTGGGCGCGCTCGCCAGCTCTGCGACGTATGTTGGGAAGGGCGTGATCTCAATTCACGATTTCCAGCGAACTTCTGAAGAGCTCGGTAAAAAAATGGATGACCTGGCCGACAGATTTAACAAATCCGATCAGGATCAGGCTGGATATCGCAATTACACAGACGCCAGATTCAGCTGGATCGGAGAGCGTGTGACGGTTTTAGAACAAGGCCGCGCGCTCTCGCAAACCCCGCCTGCCAGCACTCCTACGCCGACCTATCGGCCTCGCCGTTAAGTTTCAGAAAGGAAACCACAATGCTCGCAAAACTGGCGTCGGTGTTGACGCTTGCCCATATCAAATCGTGGATGCAGCAAGGCACTAGCATCCTCGGCGCCAGCGGCGCGACAACGGCAATTCTCGCGTGGTCAACAGGTGCAATGACCGGCAAAATGGCGATTTCATGTATTGCCGGCTCGCTGATTTCTTTCGCCATGCCACAGGTAAGCAAGGTCGATGCCACGGCGGTAGCTGGCGCCATCGTGAACAAACTGACGGCCGGTCCGCCGGAGCAACCTGTCGGCGCCGCGCCGGTCGCCATTCTTGCAAAAACACTGTGATCCGCCTGGCGCTTCTTTTGGCACTGGCTGGCTGCGTGGCGATCAATACTGCGCCGCGCAGTAGGATTGTCGCCTCTCACACGTTCCATTTCTAAGGAGTTAAAGCTATGCGTAAAATTATCGCGTTCGCCACAGCGCTGAGCCTTGGCGGATGCAACTTGTTCCAGCCGCTCGTTCCGCCAACCTCGCCGGCCACGGTTGCCACCGATATCACTGCACTGAAGACGGATGCGCAGACTATTGTCGCTGGTCTGCAGGGTATCCTACCACAGCTCGTGGTGCTTGGGCCGCAGTATGCGAGCACGGTCGCCGCCATCCAATCGGATATGGCAAAAGCTGCCGCGCAATTGCCGACGCTCGCCGGCTTCAGCAACGTGGCCGACGCGAAAACCACAACACAGCAGATCACCACGGCGCTTTCCGATGCGCTCAAGCTGGCGGCAAAGCTGCCGATCCCGGAACCGTATGCTGGAGTCATCACGGCGGCGAACGTGCTTTACCCGATCATCCTCACGGAAGCTGGCCTACCTCTGCCGGCCGGCGTCGCGGCGCTTGACGAGGTGATGCCAGCGGCCATCATCAAGGTCACTCCAAACGAGGCTCGAGGTCGGCTGAAAATCGCCGCCACGATGGGCACTTAGACCCGTGCGTCTCGGTCTGCGCCCTCACGATCCTGCGGCGTTGGCGGCCGTGCCGGTGCATTACGCAGCGACACTACCGCCTGGCCGTGGGCTCGGCCGAATTGCCGGTATCAAGTTCGAGCCGTCGCTTTGCGACAACGACCTGCTTCCGGTCTGCGTGGCGGCGTTCCTGCTGAATTCGGCGCGAGCAACAGCATGGGTGCGGACCGGAGCGGATATCGTCGCAGATCAGCGCAAGGCCGTCACATTCTACGCTGGCGTGGCGGGCTGCGCGGACGATTTTATGGCGATCGACGCGACGGATGGCGTGCAAATGCTGGCGGCGTTCCAGCGCGCGAGCGCTGCCGGTTTTGATATTGGTCAACAAGTGCCACTTTACCCGAGCTGGTCGCGATGTGCGGCCGATGATCGGTTCTCGCTGGCTCACGCTGCCATCGGCGGCTTAACCGGTCTCGGCGTGAAGCTGGCGACCGCTGACGCTAAGATTGGCGGTGTCTGGGATCTGGATATGCCAGGCGTCGCGCCGGCCGCCCAGATCTCTGGTAGCTGGGGCCCGCATTGCCTCGGCCTCTGGGACTGGGACGGCTTTGGCGAGACCGACATCGTTTATTTGGCAACCTGGGGAATAATCCAGCGTGCGACTTGGCGATGGGTGCACGACAGACTGGAAAGCGGCGAGGCTTACGCCGTGGACTGGCAGCAGGAACGGGCCGCGTAGCCCGTCGCGATCAATGGGCCGTCGCACCCGAAATGGGGCGGCGGCTTTTTTCGTTTTGGAGTTGACCCATGCCGACCTGCCCCATGACGCCAGCCGGCCTCGCGCAGCTACAGCGAGATGAGGGCTTCCGCGCGTTTCCCTACGACGATGCAACCGGGCGCCCCGTCGCCGCCCAAGGCAACGTCACTGTGGGCTACGGCCGAAACCTGGCCGCCGAGCCGTTCACGGAGGCCGAGGCGTTGGCCTGGATGCAGGCCAGGCTGGCGATGCGCTGGGCCGACCTGTTGGCGTATGAGCCAGCCCTAGCCGACCTGCCGTCCGTCTGGCGCGACGTGGTGCTTAACGTCGATTACAATGTTGGCAACGCGCTCTCGTTTCCGCGCATGCTGGCGGCCATGGAGGCTGGTGATGCCGCCGGCGCC